AGTTACAAGGAGAACCGTAGGGGAAACCGCAAGCCTCTAACGCTAGGCCCAGCTAGGGAACACTTGATCTATAACCGGAAGGCTAAGGTCTACCCAACCCTTGAGGCTGATGATGTGATTGGCATCTACGCTACCGACAAGCTCCGCAAAGCTAAGACTGAGTATGTGGTTGTCGGAGTAGACAAAGACTTCAAGACAATCACTGGGCTCCACTACAACCCCAACAGGAGTGAGGAGGGAATCTACGAGGTTACCCCTCTGGAGGCTGATCGATACTGGATGATGCAGACCATGATGGGAGACAACGCAGACGGGTACAAGGGCTGCAAGGGGGTTGGGGAAAAGAAGGCTCAGGAGCTTCTCAAGGATGCAAAGACCTTAGAGGAGATGTGGGAGATCGTTGAGAAAACCTATATGAAGCAAGGACAGATGCCTCTTGATGCTCTTGTCAATGCTAGGGTGGCTAGGATACTCCGTCACGGTGACTACAACTTCAAGACCAACAAGGTGAACCTATGGACTCCGTCGAAGTAACCTACCACTGTGAAGAGTGCATGCGCCCCTCCTCAGGTAAGCTCTTTCTTTTCAACAACGCAGCCTTGTGTGCTGAGTGTATTTCAAAAGAGACTCCAACAAGCCCCGTTGACCACCCTCCCCACTACACAGCCCATCCCTCAGGGGTGGAAGCTATTCAGGTTACTGAACACATGAACTTCTGCTTGGGGAATGCGATGAAGTACTTGTGGAGGGCTGGACTAAAAAACCCAGATGCCATTGAGGATCTTAAAAAAGCTATTTGGTACATCAACAGAGAAATAACCCGAATCGAAAATGGAAAACATACCTCAACTACCTAAAAAACTTATTGACACACTGGATGAACTTATACCAGAAAGGTGTCCGAACCTGTCCATGCCTGATCGAGAGATTTGGTTTTACGCTGGGAAGCGTGAGGTGGTAAGGATCCTTAAACAAGAATTCGACAAACAGAATGAAACACTCCTAGACCCCTAAACTCTGATTAACCCTTATGTGCATGTCCTCCAAGTCTTCGGCTCCCAGAACAACAGCAGCCCCTGCTTACACTGCTCCTGTTGCTCCTATTACTCCGATTGCTCCCCCTCCTCCAGTCCCTGCTGCTCCAGTCCCTTACTACGAGACGCAAGAGGCTGCTAGTAACGAGAAGACAAACAGCAACGTAAGTAAGTCAAGGATTGGAAGAGCTGCTCTGAAGATTAACCTTGTCAACTCTGGCAACGATGATGCAGGATTCAGCGTGAACACAACCAACTAATCATATGTCATTTACCTTTGAAAACAAAACCTTCGGCGAAAACGGAGGGGTGTTTGTCAACAACACCACCAAGACTGATCCTCCTTTCGGAAAATCTTTTCATGCCATTAACTGCATCACCGACACTGTCTTCTCTGCAATTGTGGAGAATATCTCCGGAACCTTGACAGGTGTGACGTTCCCTGCTGGGACTACCATCTACGGAGTGTGTTCCACGTTCACTCTGACCTCCGGTTCTGTCATTGCGTACCTGAACAAGTAACGACATGGGTCTCCGTCTAGGTCTTGGGCTGGGTGTTGGTGGGGGGGCAGCTAGATCAATACCTGTACCCATTACTTACGTTCTCGCAGGAGGTGGTGGAGCAGGAGGTGGTGGCTCCCGTGGAGGAGCAGGAGGTGGTGGAGGGTTCCTCACTGGATCAACCACACTCAAGAAGAATACCACCTACTCCTTTTTTATCGGAGCTGGAGGTGTTACTGGGACTTGGGATGACTCCAATAGTGGGTTTAAGGGCACAAACGGCTCAACTACCACTGCACTATCTGTTGCAGCACTAGGTGGAGGAGCAGGAGGAGCTTCAGATGTGACACCAAACGGGAACTCTGGAGCTTCCGGTGGAGGAGCGTGGTTCAACGGTACAGGAGGGGTAGGATTACAAGGTTTCGCAGGAGGCACAGCAGCCCAGTCCGGAGCATATGGAGGAGGGGGTGGAGGAGGTGCTGGTGGAGTTGGAGGAAACGGAACCACAACAGTAGGAGGAAACGGAGGGGCGGGTGTTTCCACATCCATCACAGGAACTTCAATCGGCTACTGCGGAGGAGGTTCTGGAGCTACTTACTCTGGAACTTCCTTTACTTCTGGAACTGCTACACACGGTGGAGGAATCGGATACAACTATGATACTGGCGAGTTCGCCTTTGCGGGGAGAAATGCGGCTGTGAATAGAGGTGGAGGTGGAGGTTCTGGAGGAAACGGAGGAAGCGGAGTGGTTATTCTGTCCGTTCCCACATCCTTGTATACCGCAGTGACTACTGGCTCCCCTACGATTTCAACCAATGGGAGCAACACAATACTCACCTTCAACTCAAGCGGATCGTACAAGGCTTAATCATGAGTCACTTCGCTCACATTAATAACGGAATCGTTGATCAGGTTATCGTCGCTGAATCTGATTTTATTTTTTCATTATCTGATTCCCAAGACTGGGTTCAAACTTCATACAACACACGAGCAGGAGTTCATTATTCCCCAGAAGGAATCCCTGATGACGGGCTCCCTATAGGTATGAACTACGCAGGGGTCGGGTATACATGGGACGGGATAGGTTTTGCCCCACCTCAGCCCTTCCCCTCTTGGCAGCTTAACTCAGAGAAATACATTTGGGAGGCTCCCATACCTTACCCAGATAATGGAGACTACTTGTGGGATGAAGATAGCCAGTCATGGGTTGAAGACCCTCTTTCTACTCCCTCTTCCGAACCTAACCCTACCCCTGCTGAATAATGGCTTATACAAACAGAGTTTCCGTAGCTACTGAATCGACTGAGCGTCCTGAAAACTATGGATCTGCCAAGTCCCTCTACTCAGCTATGGAGACTAACCGCTCCACTTTCCTTAGGAGGGCTCGTGACGCTGCTGAGCTTACCATCCCCACCCTCATGCCTCCTCAGGGGCACAACTACTCCACCGTCTACCCTACTCCCTATCAGTCCATTGGAGCCCGTGGAGTGAACAATCTGGCATCCAAGCTCATGCTGGCTCTGCTCCCTCCCAACGCTCCCTTCTTCCGTCTGTCCGTTGAGGAAACTCAGCTGATGAAAGATCTCCCTAAGGAGACCACCGCTGCTGACATCCAGAAGCTCAAGACTGAGATGGAGAAGGCTTTATCCAAGGTCGAGCGTATCGCTTCCAAAGACATTGAAGGCAGCTCCATCCGTGTGGGAACCTACGAGGCTCTCCGTCAGCTTATCGTTGCTGGAAACGTTCTTCTATTCTTCCCTGATGATGGAGGGATGAGGGTGTTTCGTCTCGACACCTACGGGGTGAAGAGGGACAAGACCGGAAACGTTGTTAAGATTTCCGTCAAGGAATCCATCGCTCCTGCTGCCCTCCCTCCTGATGTGAAGGAGTTTGTGGATGCTATGGAGAATGCTCCTCTTGAAGGAGAGCAGAAGCAGAACGAGAGCATGGAGGACAACCTAGAGCTGTACACCTGTGTCATGCTGGCTGAAGACGGGAAGAAGTGGGAGGTGTACCAAGAGGTTGCTGGTGAGATCATCCCTTCCACTCGTGGAACCTACCCCCTAGACAAGCTCCCTTGGATGGCTCTTCGCCTTGTCCGCATTGATGGTGAGGACTACGGGCGGGGATTTGTGGAGGAGTACATGGGAGACCTCAAGGCTCTTGAAGCTCTCTCACAAGGAGTCATCCAAGCCACAGCCGCTGCTTCCAAGGTGGTCTTCATGGTGGATCCCACCGGAACCACAAAGATCAAGGATCTATCTTCTGCTCCAAACGGAGCTTTCATCTCCGGTAAAAGCACTGATGTCACAGCTCTGCAAGTTGAGAAGAGGGCTGACCTCTCGGTTGTGAACCAAGTGATCGGCGACATCACCCAGAGGCTATCCTTCGCCTTCCTCCTTAACACAGCTATCCAACGTAGTGGTGAGCGAGTTACCGCTGAGGAGATCCGGTACATGGCTCAGGAGCTTGAGTCCTCCCTTGGTGGAGCCTACTCCATCCTTTCTCAAGAATTTCAGCTGCCTCTGGTCACCATCCTTCTGGATCGGCTCTCTAAGCAGAAAAAACTTCCTGAACTCCCCAAGAAGCTAGTCAAGCCGCTCATCGTCACTGGTGTTGAAGCTCTAGGACGAGGCAACGACCTTAACAAGCTAGACCAGTTCATCGCTGGGATTGCACAGGCTTTAGGCCCACAGGCTCTCCAACTCATCAACCAGACGGAGTACCTTAACCGGAGGGCAGCTGCTCTAGGTATCGATGCTGAGGGGCTAATCCGTAGCCCTGAGGAGATCCAACAGGAACAGGAACAAGCTCAGCAGATGCAGATGATGGAGAAGATGGCTCCAGCTGGAATCAATGCCATGACAAAGGTTGCTACGGCTACTCCTGAAGCTGCTAACAGCACATACGAGAGGTTTAGCGGACAGGCTCTCCCTCCTCCGCAACAAGCTCCCCCTTCTGAATAAAAGTATTGACTATCTCAGCCTTTACTAATTAGAAGAAGGAGAGGTAGAACAAGCGTTCTCCCTAAGTAAATGAAACCAAAAACCAAATGAATAGTCTATGTCATCATTCAACCGTGTTGTTATCTCATCTCAAGAAGCTGGGCCAGACGCTCCTGTTCAGGATTCTGCTCAGCCTATCACTCCTACTATCGAAGGTAGTGTCCCTCCTCAAGACTCTAACACTCAACCTCCTGTTCCTTTGCCTGAAGGTGAAGGGAATCAAGCTGAGTCAGGAGACCGTCCTGAGTGGCTCCCAGAAAAATTCAAGTCAGCCGAAGACCTCGCAAAAGCGTACTCGGAACTCGAAAAGAAGCTCAGCAAGCCCAAAGCCGAAGAGCCCGTCAAAGCCGAAGAGCCCCCTGCGAAAGACACCAAAGAAGGTGAGGAAGGGGAGTCCCCTAAGCTGGATGAGCCAGTAAAGGAAGACGAGGATCCCAAGGCTGACACCTCCAAGGTAGATCTCACTGCCTTCCACAACGAGTGGGCAGAGAATGGTGAGCTTTCTGAAGGCTCGTTTACCAAGCTGGAATCGCTGGGCTTCCCTAAGGAGTTAGTCCAGCAGTACATCACTGGGTTTCAGGCTACTCAGGCTCAGGAAGCTCAGGCTATCTATGCCGACACGGGTGGGCAGGACGGCTACAAGGCAATGACAGAGTGGGCTGCACAGAACATGTCCCCTCAGGAGATTGCTGCCTACGATAGCCTAGTAACAGGAGGAGATCTCAACTCAGCCAAGGTTGCTGCCAAAGGTCTCTATGCCCAGTACATTGCTGCCAACGGTCAGCCTCCCAAACTCCTCTCCGGTACTCCTTCCCGCAAGGAAGCCAATGCCCCCTTCCGCTCCTCAGCTGAAGTGGTAGCTGCCATGAGTGACCTCCGGTACAAGACGGATGCCGCTTTCCGTAAGGATGTCGAGCGGAGGCTTGAGCTGTCTGACGTATTTTAAATGAAGCATCTGTTCTTGGTACTGCCCCATGCTGTTGCCTTATCCCTCCTAGTAGGGTGTTCAGCTGCCCCCCAGTACCTTGAACGCACTAGCGAACCCCTCTCCAGATCCGTCTACGCTACTGGTGATAGTCTGATTCTGGGGAGGGTAGAGCTTGCCAAATCCTACAATGAAGCTGCTCAAAAGCTTATCCCTCCACCTAAGCATCGCATATCTATCGCTCCTGCTCGTTCTGGAACTGGTAGCGTGGTTACTTTACCTGAGACGTACTCAGGACTTCATACGGCTACGGCTGGATCGGCAGATTACAAAGCTCTTCTCAGATCCAGTGACGAAAACAAACAGCTATCAGATCTTCTATCTGAAGTAGAGGTAGAGAGGCAGAAGCAGAACGAGATCAACAATCAGCTTCTCAAGGACTACCAGTCCTCTCAGATCACCATTGCCAAGCAGTCCACCACCATTGCCAAGAAGGAATTAGCCCTCTGGCTCCACCGTCTGGTTATCGTGGTGATAGTCTCCCTCATAGGGCTTGGTGTCTACATGAAGGCTTTAATCCCTATCAAAGCATGGTAAAACGGTTCCTCATCTTCCTAAAGCAGTGGAATGATCTGCTCATTCTAGCTCCAACTGCGCTTATCCTTTTTATCCTTGGTGATAAGCTCATCCGGTCAATCGACCCCACAGCCGCTGTCATCGAGATGGGTGTCCTGTCTATCCTTAACTGGAATGCCTTCCTGCTCCTTGTAAGCGGGTCTCTAGCCTATTACCTGTACCAGCTCTGGTTTGGGGATTACTTTGAAGGGAACTGGACATCTAAACTCAAGCCCCTACACGCTGCTCTCATTAACCTCATCCTATGGCTAAGTACCTTCTCTATCTGCTCTTATATCTTGCTCCGCAATCTGTAGGGAAGGGATCTGAGGTTATTGAGGTAGCCAAGAGCTTTCTGAATGTTCGTGAAGAGGGCTACAATCGTTCCAAGGACATCGATCAGTGGAACAGGCTTACTGGTGTCCCTCTTGGTTCTCCCTATTGCGCTTCTTTTATATCTTGGGTTAATCGTCAGGTGGGGGTTGTTGCTCCCATTTCAGCTTGGGCTCCGGATCAGGTGAGGAGGAACAATGTCCCCTTTTCCTCCCTGAAGTCTGGGGATGTCTTTGGTCTTTTCTTCCAGTCAAAGAAAAGAGTGGCTCATGTAGGGTTTGTTGACAGGGTCAGGGGAGCCTTTCTCATGAC